GATTTAGGCAGTAGTGCAAACGATGGGACAGGTACGCCTATAAGAACTGCCTTTGGATATACAAACAACAATTTCACGCAATTATTTGCCAGAGCCAATGCAACTCCGCCAACAACAAACAAAGGCAAAACTGGCGACGTTCCAGGTATGTATGCGTACAGTGCTAGTTATTTTTATTATTGTTTTGGCACTTATGATGGCACAAATGCCATTTGGAGTAGAGTAACTGGCAGTAGCTTTTAATCAACAATTAAACTTATGACAGCACAGCCTATTTGGATTACTCCTCCTGGTAGTTTAGGTACAGTAGCAGAGGGTACATTTTATCAAGTGCCCTTGCAGGTTACAGATACCGCCACTATTAATATTAACAGTATTACTGGCAACGGATCAACAGTTACCGTTACATTTTATACTCAGCCAACCGCAACTTTTCAACCTGGTGATTCGATTATAGTAGCAAATGTGACACCTTCAAATTATAATGGCACTTTTATAGTAACAAAATGCACTACATCACAAGTTACCTATACTAGCTCCGCTACTGGTACTTGGATTAGTGGTGGTACTATTACTACTATTCCATCTACCATATATTTTAAAGCTGTAGCAGGTGCATTGCCATCAGGTATTGAATGTACAGCCTCTGGAATTATTCAGGGTGTTCCTACTAACGTAGTTACAGTGGCAGACGAAGCTATTGTGACAGGTATTAATGTTACCAGCAAATTTGCAATTCGTGCTTATACCACAAAAACTGTAGGCCCAGTCACTATTATCAATAGATTGGCGGATAGAACATTTACACTGACTATTGCAGGACGAAATTTACCTAGCTGGATTACTCCTCCTGGACAGTTGGCTCAATTATTTGTGGGAGAACTATTACAGCCTGGAATACAATTGAAATATAATGATGACAATCCTACAAACATTCCACCTTCTATTAGTTTATATTCTGGTAGTTTGCCGCCGGGATTAACAATAAGTAGTCTTGGATTAATATCTGGATATGTTGATCTGAATCCAACTATATCAGCTACCCCAGGATTTAGTGTGACGCAACAAGGATTTAGTGATTATCCCTATGATTTTGATGTGCAATCACAAAATGCCAATTATGAATTTACATTACAAGTCACAGACGGACGTACGTCGGCACTACGTTCTTTTAGTTTATATGTTTGGAGCACACAAACATTCAATGCGTCTACCACGTTAATTACCGCGGATGATTCAAATTTAACGGCCAGTGTATCTACTGCTAATGTACCTGTAATAACAAACATACCTGGTAGTATTGGCACAGCACCTAATAGCACATTTTTTGCTTATCAATTTATGGGAAAAAATATTGCAGGAGATACTGTTGGATTTATTGGACATAATATACCTCCGGGGCTTACTCTGGATTCCACCACTGGTTGGTTAACTGGATATCTTCCAACTGTTGGCTTAACTGAAATAACTTATAATTTTAGTGTTGAAGCTTTTGTAACAAGTACTCCATCTGTTATTAGCGGCATTTATAACTATAGCTTAAATGTCACAGGTCCTTTAACAACCGACATAACTTGGCTTACTCCTTCTTTTCTGGGTAGTATCAATAACGGGTCAACCAGCATGTTTTATGTGGCTGCCGCTGACGCTCTTGGAATACCATTACAATATCGCCTGGTATCAGGGAGTGACTCAAGATTGCCACAAGGTTTATCATTATTATCAACCGGACTTATTGTAGGCAGAGTAAGTTTTAACACATTTGCATTAGATAATGGCACGACAACTATTGATCATGATACTACTACATTTGATTTAACCTATACATTCACTGTAAATGCATTCAGTAGAAATGGCTATATTAGCGTTAACAAAACATTTACTATTAATGTATTGAAGGTATACGATAAGCCGTATGAGAATTTATATATTGAATGTATGCCTCCTGTAAATGACCGACAGTTAATCACAAACTTTTTGCAAAATGCCAATATTTTTACTCCGTCATTATTATATCGTCCTGATGATCTAAATTTTGGGCTAAGCAAAAATGTTGTATATTATCATGCATATGGATTAAATGCTGCTAATATAGATACATATGTCGCTTCATTACAACTCAATCATTATTGGAAAAATTTAATATTAGGCAGTATTAAAACAGCACAAGCAATAGATCCCGTTACTCGCAAGGTAGTATATGAAGTGGTATATTCAAAAATTATAGATACTCTAGTCAATAATAGTGACACTAGCGTAAGTAAAGAAGTAGTTTTAGCATATCCAATAGAAAATCAAACTATAGATGTTGTTTATCCAAATTCTCTTGAGAATATGAGAACTCAAGTTATTGATGTGGTTGGTCAAGAAAGTTCTATGTTGCCATTATGGATGTTATCGGTACAGACCAATGGTAATGTATTAGGATTTACTCCTGCTTGGGTTATAGCGTATACTATACCAGGAGCCTCTGGTCAGATTAAATATAATATAGAAACACAATTTGGGGTGCAGTTAAATCAAGTTGACTTTACCGCTGATCGGTATGAAATAGACAGCGCACTTACTGTTAATTGGGATGCCACAACACAAAGTTGGGTACCGAGTCCACCACAATCTGATACATTTGATATTAACTATCATTATAATGTTTCTATAGCATTGGGCGGTGGTACAGGATATATGGTGGGCGATCAAATTAAAATTTTAGGCACCTCATTAGGAGGAGTAACTCCATATAACGATTTGTTAATCACAGTGAACACCGTTAGTAATACTGGCGCCATACTTGATGTCTTTTATTATGGAACTGCCAGTATTTTGGCTGCAGATAATTTTTATGATAATAAATCAGGAATTAACATAACAGGATCAGGGACTGGTGCTTTGTGGGATATCACCATAGTTCCTGGCAATGAAACAGTGTTTGATGGTGGTAGTGTTACTTTCAATGATCCAGCTGATATGAACACCAATACCAATGCATATGACCGATATCTTATGTATCCAAAAAGAAATATATTGGTATAACTATTAAACACGCTAAATAATAGAAATAATTAAGGAATAACATAATATGACTAGTGCAATAAATCCAAATAACATCAATGGCGCTTATCCAGTAGCAGGCCAAGATAATAATTCTCAGGGATTTCGTGATAATTTCACGAATACTTCAACTAATTTTCAATACGCTGCCCAAGAAATTACGGATCTTCAGAATAAAGTCATTGTAAATTCACAATTAACTGGTGGCGCAACGTTAGCGACACAGAACGATATGTTGAATTCTCCATTATCTAATGCATTGGTATCTGATTTTGCTTATACAGTTGCATCACTTGGCTCAGTTAGTGGGGCATTTACTGTAAATTATGCGGCAGCACATTATCAAACAGCAACTCTTGGTGCTAGTTCAAGTTTAGGATTTAGCAATTGGCCCATACCAGGGCAAGCTGGAATAGTTAATTTACAAATTACTGTGACTAATACCTCTTATACATTGACCTTGCCAACTGCAGTCAGTGTTAACACCACTGGTGTTCAAGGATTAACTCCTTCTACCAATATTATGGAATTTGCCTCGGCAGGCACATACACATTTACATTTACAAGCAGCGATGGTGGAACAACAATAACTTTATCACAAGTAAATCAAGCATTGCAGCCATTTAACGCCAGTAGTCAAAGTTTAGCTTCTGCAGGCGCTGCTAGTTTATCACTTACTACCAGTTATTTTACAACAGCTGGCACAGCTACATTAGCTGACGGCGTAGAAGGACAAATTAAAGTGTTCACTCAAACTGCGGCCGCGTCAATGGTCGTTACTGTTGCTGATGCAGGTTGGAAAGCAGCTGTTCCTGGCACGTCTGGCACAATTACATTGGCTAGTAGAGGTGCTGGATGCACATTACAATATACTAATTCTCTATGGTATTGTATTGGCAATAATGATGCAGTATTTGCTTAATCAAAATCATTGACTAACTACTTTTATTCGTATACAATATAGTATATGGAACATCCACTTATACCTAACATAGATAATCTTAGTACCGAAGAACTTGGTGCTAAGGTATCTGAATTAAATAAAAAACTTAGTATAGCATGGCGACTTGGCAATCATCACTTGTGCAACCAGTTGCGCATGGCTATTGAGTCATATCAAAACAAGTATACAGAAAAATTACGAGCCAGTCAATCTGGCACTGGTGCTGAAGGAATAATAGATATATCATGAATGTTAGAATAAAATTTCCAATTAACTTTACTGCCGGTATTTTTTATCGTGATGAATTACAAATGAACAATTATATGGTTACTTTATCCATGATAACCAATAGTTTAGATGGCACAATTAATAACATAGCCCTTGATAGAATAAAATATTTTATCTATCATGAAATTGAAAGTTCAATTTTTATAAATTCATCTGATGTTGAGCGTTGTGAAAAATTTATCGATGCCGGTCTTAAAATTACAACAATACCAGACGCTCCAGTTGACCAATTAATTGGCATAATGTTATATTATAAATTATCCTCAATTACTGAAGATAGAATTCTTATTGAAGAAATCGAAATAAGTTCTAGTATAGGCGAGGGATTAGTTTATATTCATGGAAGCAATGAAAACGTTGACGGATTAGATATTCCTGAATGGTGGAAATCGTGTGACCTGATACATTGTGATTCAGAATTAATCGAGGATGATGAAATCGTTACTTTGGCAAATGTAACTGCATGGCGTGACCTAGAGTTAGAATGGCCCGATGAAGAAGAATCAGAAACTGGAAATACAGTTGTATTCGCAGATTTTAAGGTATTGGATGATACAGAATAATTACGGGGAAATGATTTTTAATGCTTCTGATGTAACAGACTTGCTGATGCAAGGGCGTGATTTAGATTCATTAAAGGGTATGCTGGTGGATGACACCGTTGATATTGAGAAAATAGTTCGGTTTGTTGAACATTTCCCCAATACATTTATTCCATATAGAGGTCTTCCGGATTCTACCTCTATTCCCAACTGGGATTATGAAAAGCAGCAAAATTGGCATATGCCCCAGAAGTATAAAGAAATGGACATAGCAGAATATGTGTTGAATCTGTGTAATACGGATGCAGAATTGCAAAGATGTGGTGAAGAATTTCTATTATATCAACAACATGATTTATTCAATCTACTAAAATATCTAAAGTATCTAGTGGATGTAATGAAAGAGAACCACGTAATCTGGGGAGTGGGGCGAGGTAGTTCAACTGCTTCATATATATTATATAAAATGGGAGTCCACCGAATTGACTCAATGTTTTATAATTTATCCATAACTGAATTTTTACGTTAAATATAAGGAATTTAGGAGAATACCATGACACAAAAAATTTATAGATCATCAAGAGGAAAAGCAGTTGATATTGGCTCGTTGCGCCTACAAAATGAACATGTTCGAGCAGTTGGAAACATGGGAGTAAATGCAAGAGGGGATAGAATTGATGCTAGCGGTAATGTAATTGATTCGGCAAACGATCAACTACAAAGACGTATGCAGAGACAAACTAATGTTTCAGATGGAACAGTTCACTCCAGTACTCGTGCCCAACAAGATGCAGCAAATAATGTAGCAATGGCATCAGGCGTAATGGCAACCTCAGCAATGGCCACGGCTGCACCTATCGCAATTGCCCCTGTTGTTGCAGAAATTACTGCACCTACTAACACTATCGAAAAATCCGGAGATGGATTAGCAGCAGCAATTGCACGTTCTAAAAC